TTTGTGTTTTTAAATGTCTGGCGGAATGCTTTCTTGTGATTGATCGCATCCACCAGTTCCTCACGCAGCTTTGTTTCTTTTTCGAGCAATTCTGCTCTTTGCTCTGGAGCGCCCTCCGGTACAGAGGACAGTTCAGTGTTATTCTGTTTTCCAGCCTCTACAAGAGCGTCAATTTTACCCTGAAAATATTTTTCTAATGATTGATATATCTCGCTGTCTGTTCCATTTTCCATCTGCCTGTAGATCTCCAGGGCAAGCCGCCGTTCCTGCAGCAAGGATTCCTTTACCGCAGGCACAATGTCGCTGAGTTTCATCGGATCGTAACTGCAGGGATTTTTTAGTTTCCGAGTCCGGCTGGAACAGACATACACGGTGTATTCACACCGCTGAACACGGGAATCATGATAGAAATACATTGGCCGCCCGCACTGCCCGCAAAATAGTTGCTTCCGAAAAGGAGAAGCGGAGAAGGAAGTGAGATCAGAAGTCCTCTGGTTTTCTGTCCGTCTCTGCGGTCGGTTTTGTTCAATTCGTTTCTGTACCTGATCAAATAATTCACGGCTTATGATCGGTTCATGGTGGTCACGGATGATTTGCTTCTCACTGATCCGGTGTTGCTGTTCCTGATCCCGATGGATATAAATGGACCGCTTATCTATTCCATAGACAAAATCACCGGTATAAATCTGGTTTCGCAAAATACCGCTGACGCTTCCGGAAGCCCAGTAATCGTTGGGCGTCGTTTTCTTGTACTGTACGCCAAGCTGGTATTTCCGCATAGTCGGACAGGGAGCCTTCATAGCTGTCAGGTTTCTGGCGATTTCTGCAGGACCGGCTCCAGATGCATATTGCTCAAATATATACTGGATGTAAGGAACCACTTTCTGGTCAACGACCAGCTTTGCGTCTTCATCCGGGCTGACTTGATATCCATAAGGAACATTCTTTTTGATCAATACCAGCCCTTTTTCCCCATATTCTCTTGCGATAGCGGTGCGCTTGCGTGATTTATCAAAGCGCATGTTCAGCTTAATAATTTCTTCTAGCCGGGAAAATGTACCGGGCCTGGGTTCTGATACAAAACTGTCGTACCCGTCTAAAAGGGAGATGATCCGAAGCCCCAGAGCCGTGAAACGGCGAAGGACGTAGTATCTGTTTTCATTGATATCCCGTCCGAACGTATCCAGGCTGTACATAACGATACAGTTATAATTGCCAGCCTGGATATCCAGCAGTAATTTCTGAAATTGAGGGCGGGGCGTTGTGGAGCGCATCTTGCGACCATCCGTATAAATTCCATCCACCGATATATCCGGCAGGTCTGCAAGATACTCTTTCATAGCACGGATCTGTTCAGCAGCGGACGGGTCTGGCTCGTCCGGCTGCACAAGGTCAGTAAATCTGCGCCGTGCATAAAGGGCGGCGTGGTGGATTTTTCCCGGCACATGAATTTCAGAACCTGTAGATATTTTTTCATTTGGATCGCTCTGATCATATTGCATGATGTCATCTCCTTTTTTCAGATTTTTCCTGCAACTGCCGGAACAATTCAGGATAACGCCATGTGATACGGTAATCATCTAAATCGTAGACTTTTACAGACTCGATATAATCTGTTACCATATCCCTGGTCAGACCGCCTTCCGACAGATAATGGGCGGCTTTTTGCGCTAAAGCGGCGATATTAGGATCAACGGCAAGGGAAGACAGATTTTCTTCCTTCTTTTTCTTTTGATCCAGTTCTGCCTGTAGGGATTCTGATAACAGGCGGTATTCCTCTTTCTTGACAGAATATCCGTCAGGTGTGAGTTCTCCTGAAGAAAATGTTTCGAAGAGCATCCTTTTTTCTTGAAGAAGCGTTTCCTGACGGCGTTTTAGGAACACGATCTGTCTCTGGCATTCTTTCAGATCAATGGCTGCCTGATGGACAGCTGCTTCCTGTGCCTCTTTTTCTGCAACAGCCTGTTGCAAAAGAGGTTTTAACCTGTAATAGATGTGATCTTCCAGGACAGGAAGAGAATAAACGGTGTCATTACAGGCAGTCTGATACCGGTAATGGTACTTACAGACTGCTGTCATACTTTCTTCCCGATATTCCATGACAAGCCCGCAGTGCCCGCAGAACAATTTGCCTGCGAGGATGCTTGGCTCATAGACCGGGATGTGCCGAGAGAAATCGCATTTGGCTGCACTTCGCCGGATCATTTGATTTGCAGTATCAAAATCTTCTTTGGAGATGATCGCTTCATGGGCATGCTCCCGGACGATATGCTCTTCCTTTGGACGAGTTGTTTGTTTCACATGATCCGGTTTATTGATATAAGTTTTGTTCATGGTCAGCTTTCCGGTATAGGTTTCATTCTTTATGATCCGTTTGACCTGGGTGACAGACCATAAAGGTACTTTTATATTATGAATCGGTTTATTCCGCTCAGAATGAAGCCGGGCATAAACATATGGCGTTGGAATCCGACATTCGTTGAGGATCTGTGTGATCGCATTGGGACGGTTCCCGGTAAGCACCAGATCGAAGATCAGCCGGACGACTTCGGCAGCTTCATAGTCGATTTCAAATCGGTATTCTTTCCAGTTGGTCTTATAGCCATAGGGAGACTGGATAATATAGGTTCCGCTCTGCATTCTGGCTTTTACATTGGCGCTGCGCTTCTTAGACAGATCTTTGCTGTAATAAGCATATACAAGCCCGTGCAGAGCAGTACTCATTGACTGCAGGTAAGAAGTCTGCTCTTTGCTGTCATAGCCGTCATTGATGGAAATGAACCGTATTCCCAGCATAGGAAGGATCTGTTCTACATAATCGCCCAGTGTCAGATAATTCCGGGAGAAGCGGGACATATCTTTCACGATGATACAGCCGATTTCTCCGTTTCGTGCTCTTGAAATCATAGATTGGAAGGAGGGACGGGCTGTATTTGTGCCGGTATAGCCATCATCTACATATTCTGTGTATTCCAGTTCTGCCAGATCCGGATGGGAGAGAAGATACTGTTCGATCAGCTTTCTCTGATTTGTGATGCTGTTGCTTTCCTCCTTGCCCTCTGCAATATCCCCATCTTCACGGGAAAGCCGGAGATAGGCGGCAAGAATGGTAGAATCAGTGCTGGTCTTCATAGTGTGCCTCCTGGTAAATATTCCAAAGTTTTGTGAACCATTCCTGATGAAGAAAGACAGCTTGTGCATCGTCAGAGGAAAAGACATCAATGTGCGCTATTGTTGTTTCAATCAAATCCTTGCTTATTTCCTGGGGAAAGGTGAGTTTGGAAAATAAGCGAAGCCATGGATTTTCTGTGCTCAGTGTCTTCTTCATTTCTGTAAGATTTTTTTCTGTTTCCTCCAGTTCAACTGTAATCTGACGGATCTCTTCTTTTTGCATCGTCATTTTTACCTTATACGTCTCCTGATCTATAAGGGCATCTGCCTGCAGTTCGAATAATGTGGCTCGTTCTTGTTTCAGGTTTCTCAAACGTTCGGAAGATTCTCTTAAGGAAGACTGGAATTCTTCTATGCGTCTATTGGAGGCTCTTTTTCCCTCCGGGGAGCGCAGCCAGGAGGAAAGAATTTTGCTTAGACGGCACTGTTCCTGTATCTGGTGGAGCACAATAATATCCAGGGTGCGTTTATTGATCGTGAACTGTGGGTGCCCTTCTTTATTTTTCGAACCTTCATAGAAACAGTGGTAATGCATTTTATTCTCATAAGCTTGTGTAAAACAGGTGCTTAACACCATTTTCCTGCCGCACCGGGAACAAATAAGCTTTCCTTTGTATAGGTTTGGATAATCTTCCCGTTTTGGATTGTTTGCTTTTATTCTTTTCTTGTGTTCGTTTGAAGCAGCGAGAAGCTGTTTGCGAATGAAATCATATTGTTCTCGGGTGATATAAGCGGGATGGGTATCTGGAATGATGACCCATTCCTCTTCCGGGATATTGAGCCGCACATGGTAAGGATCGCATTTGCGGTTATAACTTTTGCCGCAGACAAAATCTCCGGCATATGTGCGGTCTCTGAGCATATCGACGACTGTTTTGGCATACCATCGGTTTCCACCTTTCCGCTGGGGCATATCTTCATGCCGTAGGATGGTCACCTGTTCTTTGGTCGGAACATTCATTTCTGTCAGACGTCTTGCAATGGTATAGCGTGGAGTTCCCTCAAGTGCCCATGAGAAAATAAGGCAGACATAATGATACAGATCCGGATCGAAAGTCAGACGGCCGGGATGCTCCGGGTCATAAAGATAGCCGTAGGGCTGTCCTCTGTTAAATGCGCCCTGTGCCTTTTTCAGGTCATAGCTGTCTGAATATCGACGGGAGAGTTCTCTGCTGAAGAAGTCATTTATAATGTTTTTCAGTATCACGGCAAGAGCGCCGGGATCGGACATAAGGCTGTCAAATCCGTCAGTAATGGAGATAAATCGTGTCTTAAGATGCGGCAGGAGAACTTCAAGGAAATATCCGGTTTCCCAGTAATTCCTGCCGAAGCGGGAGAGATCCTTTACCACGATACAGTTTATTTTTCCGGATTGGATATCTTCTATCATTTGAAGAAATCCCGGCCTTTGAAAATCTACGCCGGACCATCCACGGTCGATATACTCCGCCGTTAGTGTCAGATCTGGATGGCGGGCAGTGTAATCTCGCAATACAGTAAGCTGCGCCTGGATACTGTCTTCTTTTGGGTGGTATAGACTATCGCAGAGGGACAGACGGGCATAGATGGCAGTACGGTTTACTGTGGCAATCGTTTCCGGCTCTGTATCTGTAAACTTCTCGATCTGTTTTAACTGGCTGGTATGCCTGCTTTTCCTGGACATCATATCCCTCCTCCCAGCTCAGAGTAGTATTTATGGATAGATTTATTCTATTAGGTCGCCGCTTTCAGCAAGGGAGAGATAGGAGAGAAGCTTCTCTTTTGCATCCTGTTTCATCTCTTTTACGACCAGAGGAGCGTCCCGATACAGAATAATCTGTGAGATGTATTTTTTTGCAACAGCCGGAGTAATCGTAAATCCGTCTTCCAGTCCGGTATATAATCTGAGCCATGGGTTATTGATGTTGAACGCACGTTTAAAAGCCTGCTTTGCATTGATCGCATCTACCAGATCCTTCCGTAATGCAGTTCCTTTATCTTCCAGCTCTTTTTTTCGCTCCTGTTCCGTGTCAGGAAGTGCGATCAGTTCTGCGGTATTTTCTTTTCCACGCCTCAGAGACTGATCAATCAGAGATTGAAAATGTCTTTCCAGCTGTCGGTAACAGTCACTTTGCTCTCCATCTTTGATCTGTTCACAAATTTTAATTGCGAGGAGATGTTCTTTTTCCAATGCCGCCTGTACTTCAGGGATCACGTCCTCCAGCTTGATCGGCTGTAAAGGACAGGCATTGTCAAGTTTATAGCGGTGGCTGGAACAGATATATACGGAATAAGGATTTCGGTTGGAGCGATACTGCAAATGGAACATACTCCGCCCACAGTGCCCGCAGAATACAAGATTCCGAAATGGCGTCAGAAGAGGTGCAGATGCCGGTTTCTTTTTCCGCCGTTCCATCCATTCCTGTTTCAGCATGTTCAGCATGACCTGGGCACGGTCAAAATCCTTACGGGAGATGATCGGGTCATGGTGATCCGGTACAATCTGTGGTTTACCGGTCCAGAAGCGCTTTTGGGCTTCCCGGAACACATACATGGCAGCCCGCTGGGTGCCATATACAAGATCACCGGTATACATCTGATTTTTGAGAATTACATTGACGCCGCCCATTGTCCAGTAATCTTTGGCAGATGGTTTTGTATAGGTAATCCCCAGCTGTTTTTTCCGCAGAGATGGGCTGGGCGCACCCATTTCGGTCAGGCGTTTTGCAATCTTTGTCCGGCTGGTTCCGGAAAGGAATTCATTAAATATAAAGCGGACATACTGTTCTGTTTCCGGGTCAATCTCCAGATTGGATTCCGTATCAGGCCGATACAGATAGCCATAGGGTGTAAAGGTCAGTTCCCAGTATCCATTCAGTTTTTTCTCTTTCATGGTGGCAGAGTGTGAGCGTGAGGAATCAAATTTACCATTTTGCTCGATCAATTCTTCTAATCGGGTAAAGTCTCCGGGCGTTGGCTCAGACACAGAACTGTCATAATCATCCAGAAGAGAGAGAATGCGGATTCCCATCGCAGTAAATTGACGGAGAACATAATAGCGGTTCTCATACACATCCTTGCCAAAGGTATCCAGGCTGTACATGACAACACAGGTGTATCGCCCCTCCTGGATATCGTGGATCATTCGCTGAAATTGCGGACAGGGATGGTCTATGCCGGTCTTGCGGCTGTCCATGTAAACGCCGGTGATCTTTATGTCGGGAAAATCTTTTAAATGCGTTTTCATAGCCTTGATCTGATCGGCGGTCAGGGGATCAGGCTCGTCCGGCTGTGTGCGCTCAATAAACTTGCGTCTGGCATAGAGGGCGGCGTGATAAAGCGTATTGGTATCTGCCATTTTTCAGTCTCCTTCCTACGTGTGGCAGTCAGCAGGTTATTCCTTTGTCTGGTCAGTTATGCTCCTCCTGCGGATACGAAGAGGCTTTTTCATGGCTGTGAGAAATGCTTCTTTTTCCTGCATATCTGTCAAGGTAACTTCCGGGGGCTTGTCCGGAAAAACATCTATGCGTTCGATCACATCCCGTAGTCTCTTCGGATCAGCGGCAAGATCGGCACTTTCGGGAAGAGTTGCATAAAGCATGAGCCAGGGATTTTCAGGTGTGCAGATCTCCCTGAATTCCCGGATGCGGATAAGAGCGTCCATGACCTGACGGCTGTAAGCATCGTCTTCGCTTTGCAGTCTTTGTGTTTCCGAAGTAAAATCTTGTTCAGAGAGTGTGCCAGACTTATGCTGGGAATGGATTCGCCTTGTCTCCATCATATTCTTCCGGACAGCATCGACAGATTTATCGATCTGCCGGAGAAGCTGTTTTTCTACCCGGTTATACTGCTGGCTTTTTTCCTTTCCAGATACCTGCTGCTGCATTTTAAGTGCTTGCTTCCGTTCTGCGTCCACCGCAGACAGAATGGGTGCCATCAATTCCGACAGCCGATAGAAGCGGTTGGTGCATTTGCTGGGCTGAAGAAGGGACAGGCCGGAGCACATATATGCGGTACAGGGCTGACCGCCAATATTCATCTGGATTTCATCCATCGAGCGTCCACATTCGCCGCA